TGTACATCCCATTGGTCCCTAGTGTTTTTTGTTCTTCCACCTAGATGTGGTAAAAGATTGGGCATATGGTTTACGTCTCCAACATATATGCCATCAGTAAACTCAAAGACGATAAAAGCGGAACCCTCGAAAGAACGCAGATACGACCATTTGGGTTCACTGAGAGTAGCATCGGGATAAGTCCCGAACTTATGTGTTCGACGCTTATATTCAGCGATGGCTGTCCATTTACCGATTTTAAGGGTGAAGTCGTGCTTACTGTACTTAGCCTCATCAGTGACAGTGTTGTCCCCAAAGTACAGAAACAAACGAGCGGAGAGTTTGTCGGCTGCACGTAACTGCCACATACGGTCATTTTCAGATTCGTACGTGGCTCTCATGCTACTTTAGACCTTTACGGATATTAACCCATTCAGATACGGCTCGTACAACTCGCCTATCTTCTCCGTGGTACTCAAACTTGTCGTAGATATTCTGATAGTGGAAGTACACAGTTCTACGCCGGACACCCATCGCTTCTGCTATTTGACGAGCAGTCAAACCTTTGGATGTAAGGTTGAGAACTTCTTCTTCTTTAGATGACAGATGTTTCATCCACGCACTCATTTTTCGGTAGCCCGTTGACGTAACGTGTTAACCTGCGTTGACGCTCGGACATCGTCTTCATAGAAGTAAAAAACTGCCCGTTGAGTGCCATTCGCGTAGTGTTCACAATGATAAACAGCGTATTTCCAATCAGGATGCTTAGTAATACGAGCAAGATGAACGGCAATAAAATGACCGAGACACTTGCCGTTAATGCAACCCTCTTCACAGTATTGCTTACCTTCAAATTTATCATCCCACTTTATGGTGGTTATGGTTCCACCGCGTTGTACGATAGTACGGTCTGTATGTTCATTTGCCATATTGACAAGTGCTGATACATATAGAGCATCATCGGTACTTGTAATCATTCGTGCCATATGACAAGTTTATCAGGTGCGAAGGGTTGTGTACCTGATATAGACTGCAAAAGGTGTAATTATGGGCGTTGTAAAAAAGTATCAGGACCCTAAAGGCGGACTCAATGCAGCAGGTCGCGCTCACTTTAAACGCGAGACTGGTGCAAACTTGAAGCCACCGGCTCCTGCTCCAAAGACAAAAGCAGATGCAGGACGTAAAGCATCGTTCTGCGCTCGTATGTCTGGGATGAAAAGTAAGTTAACATCTGCTAAAACGGCTAACGACCCGAATAGTCGTATCAACAAATCTTTGAGAGCGTGGAACTGTAAGTAATGGCTGAAAAATATCCGCAAGGGTTAAAGAAGAACCCAATTAAAGTTGTCAACCCAAATGGCTCTATTACGAAATACAATTCCTACCGCGAAGCAATGGATGTTACCGACAATATGGGTAAAGCGGTGGCTAATGAACATTTTAGTCCACTCGGAGGACAAGATGCGTTTGCTAAAGCCGACAAACAAGCCCGTAAACAAGGATATGACCGACCTAATCTTGGTGGCTTAGAACCGGTTATGGATAAACTTCGAACCACAGGTGATACTGTCGAAAAACATAATGCTGATTGGATGACTAAAACCGCTTCTAAGAAGTCTGGTGACAACTCGTTCAAACCGTATCAATCTGTTCTGCCTACATTGAGCAAACAGATTATGAAAGAAAATGGTAAACGCAAGTAATGATGGGAAGTATGAACAAGCATATTAATCGACTTAGTATGCGGGACCTACTAGGCGTTGAGCGTAAAGAACACGGCCTAAAAGAACCGCAGACAATGGCTCAACAGCAACAAATGGAAAAGAAAGAGCATAATCTTAAAGGCACACCAACACGTGCTAAGGTTATGGCTGCTGAAAGTGCTGAACACTATGTAGGGATGAGAAGTATTAGCAGTAAGGGTACTTCCGCAAGTCGTGCAAAAGCCACTGCAATCTATAAAGGAAAATCAAAGTAATGCCACAAGGAATGCCTTACCCTAAAGGGGATATGGCGATGGGAAAAAAGAAGTCGATGTCTGAAATGATGGGTGTCGAAAAGTCTGGCGAAAAGAAGCCAATGCCAAAGGGTAAAGGTGGAAAGAAACCATTGCCACCATTTATGAAGGGTAAGTAAAATGCCACAAGGACGAATGACTGAAGAGCAAGCCTACGCACTTGCTAAACAGCAGCGAAAAGCCAACGACTTGCGTCGAGCCGGTGGTAGCACTGGTGGTTTTAAAGGCATTGAAAAACCCGGTGAAGCCGTTCAAGTAATGATGAATGGTAGGAAAGCATTTATCAGTGGTAGTGCTATTACTGATGATAGTGGTCCAGCAAAATCACCACGTAGTTTTTTAAACGATATTGGAGATGCTGCCGCAAAAAGTCGGCAAGTATATGCAAATCGTGATGCTGGAATGCCATCTAAGTCTACTCCTGTTGCTACTCCACCAGAACGTAAAGTGAATATGCAATCAGGTATGGGAAATACCAATCCTAAAGAAGCATTTAAGGAAAAACCATCTATTGCTCAAGGAATGCTTGCATCAAATCCACTTGAGTACATCAAGAAAACACCCGGCGCAATGAACAGTGCATTGGGTTTTGGTACAGATATGCTTAAGCGCGGTCTTGAGAAAAATACCGGAATGATTAAACAGGATTATATTGACCGTCTTAAAGGGTCTGATGTATTTCGAAAGTTAGATTCGGCTTCTCAAGGTCATGTGATGAACGCCTATCAAAAGTGGTTAGGTTCTCAATCAGCCTTTAATGAAGGTAAGCGCAAGACTATGGCTGTTGATAAAGACTTTAACCGAACATTTGGTCAAGCGTCAGACGGAGTTTCTTAGTCTAACTTAGACGAGTTAACAACGCGAAGGACATTGTCAGCAGTGTCAGTGTCCTCTGTCAAATGATAAGTTAAGTACCATAGTGCTTTCATCAGGTCTTCTCTGATGGAGGCATTTTGTTTTTTACCGGCACGACAGATGTACTTAAGAACATTACCTAGTGAAAAGTCGAGTCCCCATTCAGTAATCAACTCAATAGGTTGAATGTCAGTCTTACGGTAATGCTCGTTCATATCTGTAGTATACTGTAAATATTGTCATGCAGATAGAAGAAGAAGCCGGTGTTAGATACCGAATAGGACCTAAAGGTGGACGTATACGCCTATGCGATTACCTCCTGCCTGATAAAGGTATCAAGTGTTGTGTACCTGCCATTAAAGAGCAGACGATGTGTTCTAAACACGCTGGTCAAATGGAAAAAGTTACCAACCGGCTAGACTTTAAAACAGGATTGTATTCAGTACAGCGCAAACGATTTTCTACGGTAGGCTCAAAACTACTGGAGCGCGTTAACGAGTTACGCGATGACCCAGAACTATTTTCACTCAAAGATGATGCTGCTTATATCACTGCAATTATGGATGCACGTGCCGAGGCTGCTGCCGAAGGCGTATCGTACGAACAGTATAAAAAGATAAAGACTATATACAAACAAGCAAGCGATGCATATGGCACTGAAGAGTTTGATGACTTGTTTAAGTCTATTGGTGTAGCCTTAAATAGTGTGATGGATGAGTATCAGGCAAGTAAAGATGTCATTGAACTTATTGATGTACGCAAAGACATTGTTGAGGCTGAACAACGTATACTTCACGCTAAGGCATACACGTTAGAGGTTGACCAAGCGTTTTCTCTAGTTATGCAAGTAGTTGATGTAGTGCTTAAGAACGTACACAACCCTGATGAAGTGCAAGCCATTAAAAGTGGTGTAGGCAAACTGATGAAGGTGTACGAGAATCCCGAAGATGTAATGGATGCAGTAATTGTCAGCGAAGAGTAACGTAAACACTAGGCTAACCCCAAAGGCGTTGAAGAAGTTCATACGTCCGGATAGACCTTTGAGTGCTTCACTTCTAGAGGCAATGACTGAACGCTTTGACAATCAGATGGATGGCGGTGACTTTGATACAGGTCATGCAGTACCAATTGATGGCAACGAACTTCCGTACGATAGATGGTTAAGAACTTACGCTCCACACGCTGCATCATCTCCACTGGGAGAACATCATATACGTGCGTGGGAATGGGCAGAGAGTATTACTTACGGTAGTCCTCCGCCTGCGCTTATTGAGTGTTGGTTTCGTGGTGGTGGCAAGTCTACTACAATGGAACTCATATCAACACGTTTAGCAGTCAAGGGGTCTCGTCGGTTCTTGTTGTATGTGTGTGCTACGCAGGATGCTGCAAACCGTCACGTCAATGACATTGCAACAACAATGGAACGATGTGGTGTAGAGCGAGCCGTCAATAAGTACGGTTACTCTAAAGGTTGGAATGCACAGAAACTTCGTACGGCCAATGGATTCAACGTACTAGCATTTGGGCTTGATACTGGCGCACGTGGTGTGAAGTTAGACCATATTCGTCCTGACATTATTATTCTTGACGACATTGATGAACTCAACGATAGCGTCAATCGCGTACAGAGGAAGATTAGTACAATCACTCAGACTATCTTGCCTGCTAAGTCTACGGATTGTGCCATTGTGTTTGTGCAGAATAGAATCCACTCTAACTCTGTAATGAGTCAGGTACTAAGTGGTGAACTAGATATGCTTCAGGACCGCATACAAAGTCCAATCGTGCCAGCAATTCAAGATTTGGAATACAAGCCCATTGAGCGAGAAAACGGGCGTATGGGATACGTTATTACAGGTGGTAAAGAAACGTGGTCACACAAGTCAGTAGAGATATGTCAACGAGAAATTGATGACTTTGGACTAATTGCATTCTTACGTGAGTGTCAACACGAGGTTGGTATTGGCGGTCGGTTCTTTCCTCAGTTTAGGGAATTTGGTCCGAACGGTGAAGAGTGGCACGTCATTGATTCAATAACACCTGAGCCTTGGTGGAGATTCTGGGCAAGTCATGACTTTGGTACAAATAGCCCTTGTGCGTTTATTTTGTATTGTAGCGATGACAAAGAAAACATCTACGTTATTGGTGAATTCTATGAGCCGGGACACGTATCATCTTCGCAAGCCGACAAGGCTCTTCTCCTTCTGGAGAAACTAAAACTGGGTGAACCACAAGACAAGCGTTTTAGAGATGGCAAGTGGAATACTAAACTAGAGGCAATCGCGTTTGACTGGGCGAATACCTTTCCTCCGGAAAGTGCTGACCAACGTATTGGTGAATACCCAGTTGAAATCTGGTGGCGTAAAAATCTACCTGCTGTACGTGCTGTAAAAGACCGTAAGGCTGGTTGGAGGCGTGTGCAAGAATGGTTGAACTCATCACGTATGGAACAAAACGGTGACAAACGTGTACCAAAACCTCGTATACAGATTGTAAAGAATGCTTGCCCTAACCTAATCAAAGAACTGGGTAAAGCGATGGCAGACCCCAAAGACCCAGAAGACCTTGATAGTGGTACAAAACTAGACCACGCATTAGACTCGTTCCGGTATGGTTTGATGTGGAGAGAATATCCTGTTACCTGCCCTGAAACAGAAAAACCAAAAATGTGGAAACCATTATGGTCAAAAGACAAGGAACGTGAAGAATGGCTTTAACTTTTATTGTCAGTATGACTCTTACCTTATTGACAGTCATTGCGATTAGTTGTGGTATGACTGTGTATGAATTACACTGCATTCGTCGCGATAAGTCTGTAGAACAGCGGCGTATTGTCAAGGATACTTATATCTAATGCTCAGACCACCAAACAATAACCGACAACCAAATGGCATGAATCCTATGCAAGGATTGTCTGGGATGCCTAATATCCTAAACAGTATTGCCCAGCGATTGCAACCACAACCTCGTGTTATGGCATTTGAACAACGGCTAGAAGACGGAGTACCCGGTGCTTCTAAAGCAAAGAACCTTTCAATACGCAACGAGAAAGACCTCGGACTTGACCACAACAAAAACGAGTGGGGAGTAGAACCAAAGTCTCAACCACAAGAAGCAAAACGTATTGTTGATTACGTGCGTGAACAGTTTACGTTGGCACACCGTTCCCGTATGGAAATGGAACTTGAGTGGTCAATGGCAAACGCTTTCTTCGAAGGAAGACAGTGGTTCCGTATCTCTAGTCAAACACGTAATCTTGTACAACTGCAAAATCCAAATGAGCCTAACCGTTATATTACTGTTAATAAGATGCGTCCACTCATTGATGGTGTCGTTGGTAAGTTGACGCAGGTTGGTCCGGATGCAAGGGCTGTTCCCCTATCGGAGAATGAGAAAGACCGTCTTGCGGCTGATGAAGCGAATGCTATTAATGGTCACTACAATCGTAAGTTTGGACGTACTACACAGTTGAAAGAACGTGTTCGCTGGGCGTGTGTTACCGGAACGTCTTATCTAAAGATTTACTGGGATGCACGTAGTGAACAGATTATGCCAACGTTTAGTCCTGATGACGGGTCTATTACGGGATATGAGCGATTGCCACTCGGTGATATACGAGAAGAGATTCTGCCTTGTTTTGATATTTTCTTAGACCCAACGGCTAAACGCGATGATGATGTACGGTGGCTTATTCATGCCTCTGCTAAACCATTGAGTTGGTTTGTAGATAACTGGGGTGAACAGGGTAAGTTGGTTATGCCGGATGCTCTGCAAGGGTCTAATGCGTCATACGTTGATGCATACCTTGAAGGAGGTAATGGCAGTGGAAATGGATGGGTTCCGCCGTCTACAGCAAGACTGGCTCAAGTTGATGCCAGAAAGAAAGCAGCGATTGTATACGAATACTGGGAGAAACCTACTGCTCAATATCCTGATGGACGTTTTATTGTTAGCACTAACAGCGTGTTGCTTCATGCTGGACCGTGGCTGTACAAAAAGAAAGATGAGTTTCCATTCATCCCACTCAGGTGGCAGCCGCGTAGTGGTGTACCGTACGGTCACTCGCTAGGGTTTGACTTGTGTCCGTTGCAGCAAACGTACAACCGATTGTATTCACGTATGCTTGAGCAGTTTGAAATGCAAAAAGATTACGTTATGACAGAACGTCTAAGTGCAGTTGGTGCAGATGCGTTTGACCAAACTGGCGATGATGTTAAAGATGAAAATCGCACGTATCGCAAAATCTATTACAATCGTGGCTCACATCCTCCGCAGGTATATCGAACACCGGGTGTAGGCGGAGACTTATTTCCACTACTTCAATATCTTGAAAAAGACATGATGGATATTGCAGGATTGCATGATGTGTCGCAAGGGCAAGCACCAGCGGGTACACCAGCCGAAGCAGTAACGTTATTGCAACGCGCTGACAATACACAACACTCATTTATACGTGCTGACATTGAAGAGAGCGCAGCCAAAATTAAAGAGTGGGAAATTGCGCTCGTTGACCAGTTTGGTGTAGCACCATTTATTGGCAACGTTGATGAACAGAACAATCCTAAAGAAGACTTGCAACAGGGTGTTGTAACTTTTGAACATATTCGTAATGGCGGTCAGTTTAGGATTGTATATGTCCCCGGTTCTACGATGGAAGATAGCCCTGACCAAAAGTTACAAAAGGTTATTGCTTTACGACAAATGGGATTGTTTGGTGACCCACAAGACCCAGCAACAAATAGATTAGTTATCAGTATGCTTGACCTACCTGATACCTCAAAGATTCTTCAGCACCTCGACAAACAAGAGGAACAAATGGCTGCACAAGCCCAGATGATGCAAGAGCAGATGGCGCAACAGGCGCAGGCTCAAGCACCAACGGGTAAGCAATTTGACCCAGAAGCCGAGCAGATGAAGGCAGAACTTGATATCCAAAAGAATCAAGCGGCAGTGCAGAATAAACTGCAAGCCGACCTCGAAAAGATGCGTGAACATTCACGTCTTCAGCAGGACAACGTGGCAGCAAAGGGTATCGCAGAGGTATCCGCCGAAAGATTGCGTCACGAAGTTCTTCCACAGAAACCGCCAACTAATGGCAATAAGTAACAATTAGGAGTATAACCAATTTGTCAGACGAGACGATGATACCTACGCCCGATTCATCAGCGGGTGCGTCAGACGGTTACGGCATTGGTAATGCCATTTTGGACGAAGTTCGTGGTGCCGCCGACTACGATTCTTTTAGCACTCCGGGCGTAAACGATGGTGCTGATGTCCTAGCGGATGACTCCGCATATGATTGGTCGCAGGACCAGTCTCACATCACTGACGTAAACGATACCGACAGAGGACCTATTCCTTACGACCGCTTTAGGGAAGTAAACGAACAGGCTCGTTCTGCAAAACATGAGTTAGACCAATGGTCTGACATCATTCAGGAGTTCCGGCAGCAAGGTTTCAATTCGGCTGCAGACCTTCGTAAGGCTGCAAGTCAACGTGAAGCCGCAATGCAGGAAGAGTCAATCCGAACTCGTTATCGTGAACTGGAACAGCAAGAACTTGTAGACCCGCAAACTGCAAATCTACAGTTGGAGGCTGAACTAGAACGATTCAGATATCAGCAGGCGATGTCTCAAGTGAGTCATTATATGATTCAGCAAGAGCGTCAAACAGCCGTTGCCCAGTACCCACTAGCACAGCAAGCACCTGCAATGGTCGAGAGTTTGATTAATCGTGGGGTTCCACCTCAAGAAGCAGTCAAGATTACTCACGAGCAGATAGCGAATCTTCGAAAGTCAATCCAGTCAGATGTTACTAAGCAAGTTGCACAAGGACGTAATAGTCCGATGCCAACCGGTCGAGGTAACTCAGCACAACCAGTGGTAAACGGAAATATGCCGCAAGGCGGACGGTCAACACTATCCGCACTGATGGGCATTGGAAGAAATCGCAACTCGGTCTAAGGGGCAGTAACTATCTAGCCTTTTAGACCATTGAAAGGCTAGATAGATGGCTATTGATTTTAATGGTGCATTAACGCTGGCGGACCACGCCTCGCTGTCGAATGACCCCCTCGTCAAAGAAATTACAAAGTCCCTCCACCAAACGTGGAACGCTCTTAAGGATGTCCCGCTTTACACAAGCCCGTCCTTGAAGCAAGTTGGAATGCGGTACCTTAACCAGAACATTCCTCTTCCTAACTGGACTGGTGTTAACTCCGAACCGGTTGCGGTTCGTGGCAAGCCTAAGTCCTATGAAGAGTCGATGTATCTTATTCGTAATAAGATTCTTGTTGACCACGTACTGCTTGACCAGCCAAACAACATCATCGACCCAATCGAAGCACAAGTAAACATCTTCCTCGAAGGTTTTGCTTACGATTTTAATGACAAGTTCATTAACAACGACCCGTCGAACGTAGCCACCGGTAACTCCGCTGACTGTTTTCCGGGTCTTGCATATCGTATGAACAACTTTGCAGACTATGATATTCCTTCTGAAATGGATATCGCCTGTACTGGTGGTTCTGCTGACCTTTACACCAACTCGTCTGCTGTTGCCAACAACTTCATCTATCAGATGCAGTTCCTGCTTGACAACATGAATAGCCCAGATGGTGACGGCGTTGTCTTCTATATGAACGAAGCAACCAAACGCCGTATCGAACTTAACATTCGTGTTATGGGTATTGGTGCTGGTTTTGATATTACTCAGGATTCCTATCAGCGTCCTGTAGAGAAGTACAAGAATGCTACTATCCGTACAGTCGGACGTAAGGCAGACGGTACTACTCACGTAATTGCTGACACTCTTAATAACGGTGTTTCAAACGATGCCGGTAAGTGTTCCCACATTTACGCTGTTCGGTACGGAACCGGTTATGTTCAAGGATGGCAGAGCGGTCCATTCAAGCCTACCTACCTCGGACTCTCCAAAGAGAATGGCATCATGCACAATGTTGTCTTCGACTGGGGCGTGGGGCTTTGGGTCCCACACGTTCGTGCAATCGGTCGCTTGAAGGTTCGTGTAACCTCCTAATAGGAGAAAGGAACTTCTTAAATGGCTAGAGACGCAAAACTTGTTTTTCAGTTTGTCCAAAATGCCGGTACTGTGGGTTCCGGAATTGGCGTTGTGCAAAATGCAACAGCAACAGCAACAACTCCATTCAACTCTTCGTACCTTTCTGTACCAGCAAGTATGAATGCTAATGGATTTGTACGTGCAGTATCTAATGCAATGAACCGTTCTGGTTTTCGCGACCAAACGGCTGACCAATCCGCAATTAGTACATCAAACTCAGTAGTATCTGCAATTGCCAATGACCCGTCTGTATTTGGTAATACAGAAATGTACGTATCATATGCTCGTATTACTTATGGGTATGCATTCCCAGCCTCGCCGGTTGGTGTGTTTTATCTTGTAGTTGAAGGAGCATCTGATTCTGGTACGGGTACTGCTGGTACTGACTGGACACCAATTGGTAGTTCGATTGGTATAACTCCAACGTCTACATTGTTGGGTACAGCAGCAAACACCACACTGGTAAGCGGATTGGCTACGTTTAGTGCAGCACACAACTTGAGCGTTGGTCAAATGGTTGTTTTTACAGCAGGTACATCACCAGCAGGATTTGCTTTAGGGCAACCACTGTATGTTGTATCAATACCAGCCAATTCAACAACAACTGCTAACCTAGGTACAGTACCAAACGTGCTAAATACAGGTTTGGGTATTACAGGCGGTTCAGGAACTGTAATTGGTGTTGTTAGTCCAAACGGTAATCCGGGCGGTAAACGTATGGTGTCAATCTCAATTTCACCTACTAACAAACCTTGGTTGCGTATTGCCCTACACGCCTTCGGTACAGGTTCTGCTCCTGTACAGTATTCAGGTGTATGGATTCAGGATGCGTTTGTTACAATCTCACGCGATTCTGCTGCAGTCGCATAACATAAAGAAGGGGAGTCGAAAGGCTCCCTTTTGGAGGATTTAAATGGCTCGTGATAACCAACTGAAATTTACTTTCAGTACTGTGAGTGCCGGAACCAACCTTATTGGTGTGCAAACCACACTCGGTGGACGTTCCGGTGCTATGAAACTTATAGCAACTGCAAGTAACTGGGCAATTGGATACAGTGATGCACTTAACGCCACTCGTTTCCGCGACCAAATTGCTGACCAATCTTTGCTTGTTTCACAAACTGTTACTAGTGCAATTACCGGTGACAACCCTGTTATTGGCTCAACTAGTGATTACAACTACTACCTTCGTGCCGCAGTTGGTGTCGCAGGTATGTTTGGACCAGCACCTTGTCAAATTATTGTTCAAGGTAATGATGGTGTTTCAGGTTCTGCTCCAACGCAAACAGACCTTAACTGGTTGCCAGTTTCTGGTATTGGAACGTGTGCATCAAACTGTACAGCAACCGCGTTAACAACAAGTGGTACAACCGGTGGATTTACAGTTGCATCCGGTACGACACCTATAGTCGGTTCTATTTATATTCCATCTGTGATTGCATCGTCTGGTTTGACTGCTGGAACACCGTATCTTGTAGGACCATCTTCGACGTTGTATACCCTTGCAGGTGCAGCACTATCTGCTCTGACAACGGCAAACGCTACGTCAGGTGTAGTTGGACAGTTCGGAACTACCGGTACTATCAGCGTAAGTAGTTTTGTAGCTGGTACGCAGGTAATTACCGGTGATGTAACGCCATCAGTCGGTGATTTTATAACTGTTGTTACAGCGGGTACGTGGACTTCGGGTCCATCTGCTGCAGCCACGTATGTTGTAGATTCAGTTACAACAACCGGTGGTTTTACAGTTAAAACCTTTGGTTCTACCGCTGTAACTGCTTTTGGTGCATACACCTCTGGAACAGTATTTGTACGATGGGCATTTGACCGTAACCCATATATTACGGTTAGTAACACTGTAACAAGCAATGCTTTTTCGGTTACTGCCGGTGCTGCTGGTTCTAACGCAGCAGGACACGGTTTGCAGGTAGGCTCTATTGTTTACTTGTATTCTGGAAGTACCAGTGGTGTATCGTTGACTACGGACCAACCATATTATGTAAACTCAGTTCCATCAAACACTACGTTTACAGTGGCAACTACAATCAACGGTGCAACACTTGCAGTTACCGGTGCAACATCGGCTGTATTTGCAGTACAACGTGCATCAAAAATTGTAAACGTGCAGATTGCAAAAACGTCTCGTGCGTGGATGCGAGCAGCATTGTTGCAAACTAACAGTACTACTGCACAAGTTGGGTATGCTTCATTCCTCTATGCTGACCTTTCAATGGGCAGGGATTCCGCACAGGTAGCGTAACAATGACACTGGCTGACATCAAACAAAAGGTTCGTATGGTTGGCTTGCATCACTTTGGTAGCAAGCAGGACCTTGACCCTTTTGGTCTCGAATACCTCATATTGGAAACGGCTAATGAGATAGCCCGTAAAACAGACTGCCTCTTTGGTCGAAGGTATTTAGATTTGGTAGCCGGTCAGGAAGAGTATTGCTCCCCCGATGTATATCACATTAGGGGAGTATTCCTCTTAGATGTAAATCAAGATGTATATCGTCGTATGCTGTTAATGAACTTTGCAAACCGCAAGGTAGACCGCATTCGAGAAGACAACTCTCAAACATCGCTTGATACTGCATTGCTTTATGGAATGAATCGCATTGGGTTTGCGCCAGTGCCTACAGATGCAGTTACAAACGGTGTTATGTTGGAAGGCTATTGCCAGCCGGGAAGTATATGGCAATATGACACCTCCGGAAACCCAGTGGCTCTTGCTGATACTCAAGAGTGTCCGTTACCTAATGTCTCCCACGACTGCCTTGTTTACGGAGTACTTGCAGCACGAGCAATGCAAATGATGGAGCCACAAGTACTAGCAATGTATAAAGCAGAATACCTAGAACGTCTCGGTATGGTTGAAGGATGGGCGGCTACTTACGCACGAAGGACAGTTTAATGTCTACAGCAAGCGCACTATTACAGGAAACACTACGACTGCTCAACGAGACATCCTTAGATTCGTCATCGTTAGGCGAACTCGGTAATGGTAGTGGTGGCATTGCAGTCACAACATCAACAACTATCACTGATTACTTGAATGAGGCTATTGCAGAAACGTGTAGGTCTTGCGTCTATGTCCCCGGTAAAGGAACAATTACGCAAACTAATCCAATCATCAATATGCATGATTTAAGTATGGTTATTGCATATGTTGAAACGCCAGCAAACGAATTAAATGACGCTACTGGTATATGGTTTCCACTTACGGTTCTTGCAGGTTCAAGCAGTTTGATTCACTGCTCAGAACCAACATTACGTGCATACTCACAAAACTTTGAAGCGGATGCTACTGGTACTCCTAAGTATTGGTTTAGGAATGGGCAGAACAACATTCGTGTCTATCCTGCTCCTGCTAGTAGTACGGCGTTTACTATTTATGGTTGTGGAACAATTGCTAACCTCACAGCCAATGATTCAACTAAAACTGTAACGATACTTCCTGATGATACTCAGTTAAAAATGTGGGCTTCTTATGCGGCTTATAAGATTGCTCTTAAGAATACCGATGACCCTTCTGTAGCCCAACGCGCGTTCTGGGGCAATTGGTACAACGAAACAAGAATGAGACTATGGGCAAGTATGGACCACTTCCTTAAACTACCCGGCTCACCTTTTGCTATCCCACCAGTAACGGGCGGTCAGTAATGGAACTCAAGGATTATCTACCCACGCTTTTAGGCATTATCTTCAGTGCTATGGTTACAGCGTTCACAACGGTGCGTCGAGTTGATAGACTCGAACTAATGATACAGAACCTTAGTCAAAATACTGATAGGCAGTTCAGTGACCTGAAAGATAGCGTAGACCATATCCGGTTAGAAATTAACTCACTCGACAAAGAGTTGCAGAATGTCAAAGAAAGATTACGTGTGTTAGAGGAAAAAACCAAATGAATATCCAAACATTGTCTTTGAGCCGTCTGTTTGTAGTTTCGCTGATTGCTTTTGTCAGCACTTTTGCAACGTATATTGCAACTGTAATGCAAACGTCTAATGCAACTTCTATTGACCAGTTGATGCAAGTCCTTAAGGTAGAAGCCTTAAAAGCATTTAGTATTGCAGCATCTGCTGCACTTGCATCTATCATTGCATTTTTCACTCGTCCTGATGCGGTTATGCCAGCAAATAGTTTGACTTCGTCTGTGCAAGAAGCAAAGAAAAATGATTAGTATGGGCGCAGTGCTGGCGTTGTACGGCTCGAAGGCGGTAGCGGCTGGTGTCTCCGCTGCGGTCAGTTCTGTGCTGGCGTTCCTTACGATGCCGTTTAGCGGTACGCAGATGAATGCACTGAAGGTGGGCAAATGAACTTTCAGACTCTTGAGATAACAAACAACTCACAAAACCCAGCCGACTACATCGTCAAGGGCATCATCACAAACGATGCAAACGAAGAAATTGCAAACTTTGGGCCTGATGGAACATCGGTATTTGCTTGGTGGGCGCAACAGGATTCTACTTGGCAGTTGTCCATAGTAAATCAGTTTGTGTGGTTGATGGCTGCTGAAATCGTGAATGGGACAGCGGAATAATGGCAACGTACTATGTAAGACCAAACGGTAACGATACAAACACCGGAACAGGTCCAGCGGCAGGACAAGCGTGGCAGACCCTAGCGCGTATCGTGCAGGCGGGTACGGCGTTTACGTCTGGTGATACGGTCTACATCGCTCCCGGCACATACCGTCAGAGCATCACCACGACAGCGACCTATACATCTGCGACCAACTTTTTCGGTGACCCTACAGCGGCGCAGTTTTTAGATATTACGCCGGGTATTGTTCGCGTTACAAATTTCTTAGTAGGTGATAACAGCGCAGCCACAAACCAACTTTTATGGGGTGGTGTGACGTTTGACTACATTAATATTAGTAATATCTACTTTGACCATTCGACATTGAATGGTGCCATTTATTACACTGGAACGGGTAATAACTCGTCAATCAAAAACTGTATATTTTCCGGTAATAAAGCAACTGGTGGTGGTACAGGGACACCACCTATAAGATTAACTTCTGTTAAAAACCTACTGATTGAAAACTGTATTATTCAACACTCTTATATTGGTATGTATATAACTACAACTACGGACACAAACACAAATGTAAAAGTTAGAAATTGTAATTTTTACAACATTATTAGTTATGCACTTGGACTAATAAACAGTATAGGAGGTGGACTTATTGTAACTAACAATATATTTTCTACTCCAAACTCTATAGCCGTCATTATAACTGGTGCAGGAAATGCAACATCAATCTCCTACGTTACAAATAACATTTTTTATCAATGTAGTGGAAGTGTGCAAGGTGGCTCATCTATCAACATTATAGAAAACTATAATCGTCGAATTAACTCCGGTGGTAATACGGTAGTTATAACAGGTGTAAATACGGTTACAGATGGCGCACCACAATTTGACTTTGGGCATACATCCTTGTTTAATTTAGCAGTACAAAAACCGTTTAGTGCATTCACCGGCTCCGTCAACAGCGGGGCAGGTTTAGCGACCTACGCAAGCACAAGCGACCTTTATGGGCAAACTTGGTCAGGTGGTGCAGGTGTACCAGACATTGGATGTGCAACTGCTGTACAGGCATCCGGCACAAGTTACTACTATCCATCGGAGCGCAACGCGTCAACCATCACCATCCCTCCCGGCTCAACCTCACAAAGCATAGAACTCTACCTCGGTGCTACAGGGCTGGTATTCAACACCTCCGGTCTAGCGGCATACTATGTCCGCAACCGAGCCTCACCTACGCCTATCACGCTGGTTGCCGCTCCTACACCAACGTGGGTAAGTGGTGGATTTGCCGAGATTGGCTCTGCTACTGTGCCGGGCGTGTATAGACTAGACTTACCTGATGCCGCTCTTCTTGCAGGTGTTTCTGATGTTACGATTGTCGTCAGAGGTGCAAGTGGTACTAATGGAGCCGTCTTAACCATTACGCTTTCGAGTGGTGGTCTTACAGCGGCGCAGACAGCAGACGCTATTCTCAACCGGAAGTTAGACAGTACAGGTGACGGTACAGACACGCTGAACGAACGTACCGTTCGTAGTGCATTGCGAGCAATGCGTAATAAGGTATCTGTAGGTACAGGCACAATGAGTGTATATAAAGAGGATGATTCAGCGGTAGCGTGGACAGGCTCGTTGTCTAACACTGCTGACGTAACGGTAGACCCATCATGAATCTAGTCAACGTAGAAATTACTAGAGTTACACAACCCGTACCTGATTGGAACGTCAAAGCGGACATTACTGATGACGCTGGGAATGTTCTTAGTACTTTTGGTGTGAATGGTACATCGGTAAACAACTGGTGGAACAGCCAGAGTCAAGAGTTTCAAATT